AGTTTATAAAAACGGAAGTGGGGTCGCTGAATCACTCACTCTTAGTAGTAGTGGAGTAACTGAAAAAACTTCAAATAATACTTCATTTATAGATATAGCTGATGCTGATGATTATTATGAGGGTTGGGTTTACCATAATATAGGATCAGCAGAAGAACTAAGAACTGATTATCAAACAATATTTATGGGATACAAAATTATAGAATAATATTATGGCAGACGGAACTTTAAAAGTAGGAACAATAACAACGAGCTCTGGATCAGGGACGATTACTCTTGGTCAATCTGGGGAGACTGTTGATATGTCAAATGGAACTATGACTTTAAATAGTTCTATGAAAATGACTCCAGCTTTTGAAGCCTATTTAGGTGGTAGTGGTGGTCAAGCTGTTTCTGATAATACTGTTACTTTAGTTCAAGCAAACACAGAAGTCTATGATACTGACAGTGATTATGATACAAGCACATATCGATTTACACCACAAGTTGCTGGAAAATATATGGTGTATGGTTCAGTTTTAGCAGAGACTGGTAGTTCAAGTAATTTAAATGAAAACTATTTATACATTAAAAAAAATGGAAGTAATATAACAGAATACGAAAAAAATTTTGCTAGTAATCCAATTCGTATTGATTTAATTCAAGTAAGCGCTATCATAGATATGAATGGTTCATCAGATTATTTAGAACTTTACGGAAGAATAAACAGTGCTAGTGGAAGTGGACAACTTTTTGAAAGTGATAGTCAATATAAAAGAGCAACAGCTTTCGGAGCATATAGGGTAATAGGAGCATAATGACAGCAATTTTAAAAGTAGACACAATACAAGACGTAGACGGTAATAACATTATCAACGAGAGTTCTGATACTATTACTATCGGTGCATCTGGTGATACTACAAATATTATTGGGACATTACAGAATAATGGCTCTGCTTTAGCTAGTACGAATGGAATTACAATGGCTCAACAATGGAGATTATCCTCTAATTTTACTTGTAATAATAATGATCAAACTGTTACTGGCTGGGAAGCAGCAGATCAAACTGGTTCAGTATCTATTGGTTCAGCTATGACAGAAAGTTCTGGAGTATTTACATTTCCTCAAACTGGAATTTATGAAATAACTCAAACTATAATTTTTGCTTCTAATGATGCTGCCGACACTAATGTTTCTAGTGTTATGCAATTAAGCACAGATTCAGGAAGTAACTATACTAATCAAAGTTTATTGTGGATTGGTTATGAAAGTGGTGCTGGAAGTCCACCATCAAGACAAACTTCAAATCAAAGTATAATCATGGATGTAACAAATGTTTCTACAAATAGATTTAGAGTGCAAGGATCAAATGGAGATCAAACAAACGCATATTTTGAAGGCAATACTGCATACAACGCAACTATGCTTTTGTTCAAAAGAATAGGAGACACATAATATGGCGATAACTAGACTAGGCGGAGCAAATGCAATAACAGGGACAATACCAACAAGTGTTGCACCTGGTAAAGGTAAGGTTTTGCAAACTGTTACTGCAACAGATGGAACAAATAGATCAACTACCTCTCAAACTTTTGGTTTAAATAGTTCTACTTTAACTTTAGACATAACTCCATCTGCAACATCTTCAAAAATTTTAATAACTGGAAGTGTTATGCTTTATATTGCTTCATCAGCAGCTAGACTAACAATTTTTAGAGATAGTACAAATTTAGCATCTGCAATATCATCAGAAGATAGTTTTATTACGACAGATGGTGATGGTAAATATTTTGCTGTATCTGGATTACATTTTTTAGATTCTCCATCAACTACAAGTTCTGTTAATTATCAAATAAGATTTAGAAACAATCAAGGCAGTACCACTACAACTTTACCTTTTACAAGTGCTATGGGTGTTCTAACTGCTTATGAGATAGGAGCATAATGAAAATAGAAAATAAAGTAATAGATGCAATACTTAAAATTAATCCAAACGCAGAAGTAAATGTTAGTGGAGATGATGTTGATCAAATAGTTTGGCACAATGGAACAACACCTATTTCTAAAGCTGACATAGAAGCTAAAATGATAGAGTTACAAGCAGAGTATGATGCTGAAGAATGGAAAAGAAATAGACAAGCAGAATATCCAACACATGAAGATTGTATTCATGCATTATTAGATGGTGGCGATACCCTTACAGAACTACAGTCTAAACGAACAGCTACTAAAAATAAATATCCAAAATCAGGAGCATAGACCATGCTCGGACTGACTTCCATATCCGGTGCTCCAATATCGACATCGTTCTTTAATCCAAACGTACTTATAAACGTAACCGGTAATGCATTAAGTATCGGAGTTGGAACTCCTATACTTAGCACTGATGTAACAGCTAGTCCTAGTGGTTCTCAAGTAAGTCTTGGAGCAGGAACAGTAACAGTTACAGGAACAGCGCTAGTAAGTCCAACTGGATCGCAAGTATCATTAGGTATAGGAACTGTAGTAGTTTCAGCAGATGCAAACGTATCAGTTACTGGAAATCAATTGACCTTAGCAACAGGAAGTGTTACAGTAACAGGAACAGCACTTGTGACTCCTACAGGATCACAATTAACGGCAAACACAGGAGAGGCAGGGATTATTACCTGGAACGATATCGTACCAGGGGTGAACATGACTTGGACACCAATAGAACCTTATTAATAAATTATGGCATCATCTTTTTCAACAAACTCAAAATTAGAACTTGTAACCACTGGTGAAAAAGCCGGTCTTTGGGGTACAATTACTAATACAAACTTACAAATATTAGAACAATTATCTACAGGTTATTTATCATCTGCACAACTTGCAAGTGGTGATCTTACTTTAGCACTAGACAATGGTGCTACTTCTAATGGTAAAAATTTATATATAAAACTAACAGGTACACTTGGTGCAAACAGAAATGTAACAATACCTGATAGCGCTGAAAGAGTTATTATATTTGAAGATGCAACAACAAGAGGAACATCTACTCTATATACAATAACAGTTAAAACTGTTTCAGGATCCGGGGTCGTATTACCTATAGGATCAACATCACTAGTATATTCAGATGGTACAAATGTTAGTCTTGGAATAAGACAAAAAGGTTATGTAACATTAAACTCTTCAACAATTACTGCATATACTGCAGTCGATGGTGATCAAATTTTAGCTAATACAACAGCTAACCCAATCACTGTAACACTACCTGCATCACCTGCAACAGGTTCTGAAGTTACATTTGTAGATGCTAGAGGAACTTTTAATAATAACAACTTGATTATAAATAGAAACAGTCAACCAATTAACTCAGGTACATCTAATTTAACTTTAAGCACGGCAGGTCAAGCTTTTTCATTAGTGTATGTGGATTCAACAAGAGGTTGGGCATATAAAACCAACACGGCGTAAGGAGCACGGACCATGGCCCTTATTGATTTTAAAGTACTACCAGGGATTGACAAACAAGACACAACATCTGGAGCAGAAAACAGATGGGTTGATTCTGACAACACAAGATTTAGATATGGTCTACCAGAAAAAGTAGGTGGTTGGTCATCTTTAATTTCAGATAGTATTGTAGGTGTTGCAAGACGTGAGTTTGCTTTTGTAGATTTAGAAGGTAACCGTTATGTTGCAATAGGAACTGATAAATTTTTACTTTTATATTTTGAAGGTCAAATATTTGACATCACACCTATAAAAACACCATTATCTTCATCAACAATAGCAACAGTAGATAGTTCCGCAGTCTGTACAGTTACAACTACCTCAACACATGGGTTTGAACCTGGAGATATTGTTTTGTTTGATAGTGTGACTTTACCAGGTGGAACTGGATATAGTGCATCTGACTTTGAAGATAAATTATTTCAAGTTATATCTACACCTACTTCAGTAACATTTACAATTACACAAAGCAGTAATGCTAGCGGCACAGTATCTACAGGTGGTAGTATATCTGTAATACCTTATGAACAAGTTGGTCCGGCTGCACAATCTTATGGTTATGGTTTTGGTATTGGACAATATGGTGGAACAGTACCGGGTGCACAACAAACTACTTTAAATGGTGGATTAGATGCGGACACTGCAGGTACAGGTGGATCAGGGACTGTTATTAACGTTACATCAAACACAGGTTTTCCAACAGCAGGAACTATAGCTGTAGGAAATGAATTAATAACTTACACTGGAAAAGGTACAAACACTTTAACAGGTATTACTAGAGGAGCTTTTGGAACTGCAACTACGGGTACTTCAAATGGTCAAGCTCACTCAACAGGTGCAACTGTTACAGATGCATCAAGCTTTACAGGTTTTGGAAGTGCTGTACAAGCTTCTGAAGTAACCCTAGAACCAGGTCTTTGGAGTCTCAGTAATTTTGGTCAGGTGTTAGTTGCAACCATTGCAAATGGTAAAACTTTTACATGGAATGCAGGAGCAGCATCACCCTTAACTGTTAGAGCATCAACAAGCACATCTGGTTTCTCAACCTCAAATAATCCAACTGCAACCAGGGTTACGTTAGTTTCACCTACAACACGTCACTTAATTCATTTAGGTACAGAAACAACTATTGGAGATATATCTAGCCAAGATGATATGTTTATAAGATTTTCTGATCAAGAAAATATAAACGATTATACACCAACAGCTATTAATTCCGCTGGATCACAAAGACTACAAGATGGAACAAAAATTATAGGTTCGTTAAAAGCAAAAGAAACAATTTTAGTTTGGACTGATAATGCATTGTATACTATGAAATTTATTGGTGCACCTTTTACATTTGGGTTTGAACAAGTTGGTACTAACTGTGGATTGATTGGTAAGAATGCAGCTGTAGAAATAGATGGTGTTGCATTTTGGATGAGCACAAATGGTTTTTTTATGTTTGATGGTACGGTTAAATCTTTACCATGTAGTGTTGAAGACTATGTTTACGATCAAGCAGATACCACAAAAGGTCAACAAATAGCAGCAGGTATTAATAACTTATTTACAGAAGTTGTTTGGTATTATCCTTCAACTAGTTCTGATTACAATGATCAGTATGTTGCATTTAATTATGGTGAACCTATGAGAGGTGGTGTTTGGTATATTGGAACAGAAGCTAGAACTTCTTGGATTGATGCAAGTGTATATCAAAAACCAATAGCAACTAAATATAACTCATCTTCTAATGGAACTTTTCCTGAAGTTATAGGTCAAGATGGTTTAGGTCAAACACAATTATTTGAACATGAGGTAGGCACAGATCAAGTTAATCAAGACGGAAGTACAACAACGGTTACATCTTTTGTAAAATCATATGACTTTGATATACAATCAAGACAACAAGGTACAGAAGGTATTTCAGGAGATATATTTTTAGCCATGAGAAGATTTGTACCAGACTTTAAAAATTTACAAGGAAACGCTAAAGTAACACTAGCTGTTAAAAGATATCCTCAACAATCAGATACAACAACGGCCTTAAGTCCCTTTACAATTAACTCTAGCACTGATAAAAAGGATACTAGAGCCAGAGGAAGATTTGTTAACATTAAGATAGAAAACACTGATGTTAGTGAGTCTTGGCGTTTTGGCACATTACGAATTGACATACAACCAGACGGACGTAGATAATGGCAGTTAGATATCCAGACATAAATGATCCAAGAATACCTGAGCTAATACCTAATCAAAGACTTATAGATATTAGAGAACAATTTGGTGTTCCAGGTGAATTTTTATTAGATGATTATAATCAGTATTATACAAACATGAATGATAATCAACCTATTGAAAAAATAGATGATGGTGTTTCTCCTGATTTTAAAGAATATATTATGGCTGGTGGTGGAAGTGGAGGTGGTGGAGGTGTAACTCCTGAATTATTAGGAAGTCAAGATGGTGCAATTGGTTATGTTAGACCTCTTGATTCAAAAGATGGTATAACATCTTTACAAAATTCTATGACTGGTTCTTTTGATATAACTCCAGTGACAAAAGAAGAATTTGAAAAAAACAGAGCACTTAATTCTAGATTTATAGATTACAATGATTATTTTCAAAAAACTGTTGCTGATGGGCAGTTTTCTTTTCCAAAAGAAAAAACAGGTATCTTACAAAACATAAAAGATGGTGGTAGTAAACTTTTAGATTTTATAAAAGGTGGTGGAGTAATAGGTAATATTATAGGAGGACTTTTACCTGAACAAGATCCAAGAGCAATCTTTATGAGAAATTATTATGGTGGTAAAGATGGCAGTAATTTGACTAGTTCTGGTTCTATAGCATCTGGTTTAATGAAAGATTATAACCCTGTATCAGGTGGTGGTTTATATACACTAACAG